ACATTAACCAATGCCAGTTCGATGCGCTTGTTTCATTCGCATACAACGTAGGCACTGGTGCGTTGGTCAAATCTACGTTGCTGAAAAAGGCAAAGGTGAACAATGCCGACCCGAGCATCCTCGATGAGTTCCTGAAGTGGAATAAGGCAGGCGGCAAAGCACTGCAAGGGCTGACCAATAGGCGCAGAGACGAGGCTAATCTCTATTTCTCACTTTGTAACATTTAGCCATACGTTGCCCAAACGCTGCAAGGCATTGCGCGTATATTGAGCCATGGCACGAAGACCTACCAAACCAAGGCGAATACTCGATGTGATTGTGAAGCACTGGCGAAGCACAATCGGTTCGCTCATGATTCTGGTAGCCATCTTTTTGCTAATCTTCAAAGTAATAACAGCCGAAACATTAACAGCCATCATTGCAGCACTAATAGCCGCAGGATATATCCCAAAAGCCAAGAGCGATGCAACAGATTCGTAGAGACACCATAAAGGTAGTGCGCCATAATAAGGTGAACATCGATGACATGCAATGGCATGCGCCCGAAGCCGACACCTCATTCCAGCAAGCGAACCGCGAAAGCTTTCAGGCAGTCATGGCACAACCTATTAAGCCGAAAGTATTAACCGCGTTTGATACAATTCAGCCGTGTGATGTATCTTTGTACCCAGCCGCCACGTATTACATACCGAAATCTCACGCTGTAAGAAATGAGCCTGAAACGCAAACGCCTATGAATTACGATATACTCGCAAATGGCATCGTGCTTACCTTTACGATGTTGCTCACGGTCAAATATGCGCTCGGATGCGTGCCTGCATGGCGTGCTTTCTTTAGTGATTTACGTTCGGTTTAGCGTATCTTTGCAGCATGGCATCGCTGCACATCCTTGAGTCAAGTATTGACCTCTTCTATGTGATTACCGACAAGGATGGGCGAATAGTCACAAGCAATGAGCTGTTCAAAGAGTACTCAAGCCACATAAAGCCAGTAAACATACTCGACATCGCAGCGCAAGACAGCGACCGCGATGAGCTGCTATCTGCAATCCGCAAGGCGCAGAGCAAATCGCCCGAGCCGATTCGGGCTTATGCGAAGACCAAGCAGAAGATTGCATCGGAGCGGTACAATATGTGGAATATTTACGCCATTGTCGATATGTTTCACTTCATCGGCATTCAGCTTGTCGATGTAACCACCATAAGCAGCCACGAATATGAACGGCAGAAGATGCTTCTGGAAGAGTTCCGCTTCACCCTATCCCACGAATTACGCCAGCCATTGACATCGATTGGCGGATTGGTGAAGATGCTAAATGAACACAGCTGGGCAACGAACCAAGAGCGCGATGGGGTGATGAAGATGCTCGAGGACAGCGTAAATAAGCTCGATAGTGTGATCAGATTGTTAGTAAAAAAAGCAACAAGGCAATTATGAGCAACCTACCAGCCACCGATTGTGAATGCGATGAGCGACTTGTTAAGGTGCTGTCGGTTTACATAGCCGAGAAGTCGATGCCGATCAAGGTGGCTGGAGATATATTGCTCAATGAGCTGCGCGACAAGAGTACATACCTGAAACGATTAAACGAACTTATCAAATGCAGCAAAGCAACATCAGCACATTAAGCCTGTTGGCAATATGCCTATTCTTATTGCTGCTATTAATGAGAACGTGTGCGGCATTGAGCGAAGCCGAAAGCAATGCCATGTATCTCGATTCGCTCAATAGTGAATACACGGTGCGCATCGCAAGAGACAGCACGCGCATGTATTCGCAATCGGTGCAGCTTGCAGCGGCAAACACCAAGCTGCGAGCCTTAGAACTGCGAGAGCCTGAAGTAGTGATAAGGTACCAAACGCGGACCGTAGTAAAGACCGAGATTCAACTTGGCGAAACGGTGTATATCGACAGCTTTCCGCACCTTCGCCTGCCGCGTTACTTCCATCGGCCTGGTAAGTGGCTCGAGATAGGTGGCTCGATTAATCGCTTGGGACGGCTTCAGTTGGATTCAATTGTGATTCCGGTATCTTATACCGTTGCAATTGGAGATACGCTGCGTAAAGGCTTTATTTGGCGCAAGCGCGATAAGGTGGTGCGGCTGGGCATTGACAACCCTTACGTGACCGTTACCGGCATGAGCAACATAATCGTGGCCGAACCGCCGAAAAAGTGGTGGCAAACTAACGCGGCCAAGTTCGGATTCGGTGTAATCGTTGGAGCTGCGATTGTGCGAGCGCAAAAATAAGAGCGTTGTAAATCAGCGAGTTGAGATTTTTTACGCTGGTGGTTTGCTTTTTTTCTTTGTTTTTGTTTTGTGAAATCAAAAATAAGATTTTACATTTGCCTCAACAAAAAACATACACTATGAAAAATTGGACACAACTATCAACTTCGACAACCTTCAAGAATTGGAAGGGCACTGAATTCTTTCACTACAACCACCTTACCGGCACTATGGTGATGGTTGTAAATGACGGCTGCATCAAAGGCCTTTACACCCGATGCGATAGCCAGGCCGCAAACCTTGCACGCCAGTACCACCGCTCAATGGAGTACGGCACGCCACCGGAGAAGCGCATCTATGACCCTTGCAATATGGAAGAATTTCACAACCAGTTTGCATTCGTCACTGAATATCTTCACGAACAATCAACTCAAGCACTTTTAACCTCAATTTAATTTTTTAATCATGAAAGCACCAGTAAACTCAGGCGGAAGCCAAACCCGCCAAATCGCACCCGAAGGCGCATACCCTGCGCGTTGCTACCAAATCATCGACAAGGGCACTACCTTTGACGAAAAGTGGGGCAACAAGAAACGCAAAGTTCAATTCCTCTTTGAACTGCCAACCGAGACCGCTGTATTCAGCGAAGACAAAGGCGAACAGCCATTCTATGTCAAGACAGTATTCAACCTTACAATGGGCGAGAAGGCATCGCTTCGCAAGTTCATCGAGTCATGGATAGGCAAGAAGCTCACAGATGCGCAAGCGGGTGACTTCGACATCACTAAGCTACTTGGACATCCCGGCATGATCAACATCGCGCACAATGGCAAAGAGGACAGAACCTATGCTAACATAATGAGCATTTCTCCGCTTCCGAAAGGCCTTGCTTGCCCGCCTGCAATTAATGAGTTGCTTAGTTATGACACAACCGAGCACAATGAAGCGGTCTTCAATAAGCTTCCAGAGTTCTTAAAAGAGGACATTCGCAAAAGCGATGAATGGATTGCGCGAACTACCGCAAAGCCAACCGTTGCAGCACCGACTTGGGAAGCATCGACTACTGACTTCGATTCGCTATTCACCGAAGACGATAAAGCTCCATTCTAATTTCTAACCAAAAAAGAAGCCCGGGACACTATGAAAACCCGGGCTTCTAAATTGAAACATACATGAACACAATCGCAAAGATAACAATTCCTATCGAGAAATTGTATCAATCAATCAATTCGCCCGATACATTAAACGCTCAAAGGCTAACGGCTAACATCCAGCCAATCGAAAGCCAAAACCAATACACCGCAGCATCACACGCCATCGCTCAGGTTAACGCCGCTGTTAAGGCTATTCAAGATGCGCGTAAGATGGTAACCGGTCCTATCGATGCCTACAAGAAAGAACTCATGCGCATCGAGTCAGATGCTATCGAACCGCTTCAGGACTTTATCGCATCGACCAAAGCTGAGATGCTGAAGTACACAGCCGAGCTAACTCGTAAGCAGCAAGAAGAGCAGAAGCGCATCCAAGAGCAAGCAAGCTCGATGGCAGCCTTAACCGATCAGCTCGCTGAGGTAAGCATCCAGCACAATCACATCAAAGGCATTCGCACAATCCGCAGAGCTCGCATCAATGGCGAAGTGGATTGGATGAAGGTGCTAAGTGTACTATTCGGTTCCGGCATGTACAAGCCCGAAGACTTTACGCAGAACTTACTCAAAGCAATGGAGAAGTGCGGCGTAACCGCCATCGCTGGCATCGAGATTTACGAAGAGCAAATACAAACCATAACACGATAACCATGCCTACTAAATTAACAGCAGTACAATGGCTCGAAATAGCCATTCAGAACAAGCTAACAGCCGAAATGGGGCCATACTTCGCCGAGGCTTTTCAGCAAGCCAAAGCACTCGAGCGCGAATACATGATGCAGATGTACACCGCCGGAAAGCTCGAAGGCATAAACGAAGGTCCGCAAACAGCTAACGAATATTTAACTGAGACATTCACCCAATGACACGCGAAGAATACATCGCTTACCCAGCGATAAGCGCAAGCCGCATCAAACGCTTCTACACTGGTGACATCAGCTATGCAAAGGCATCGCTTAACTACGGCAAGGACTTCCACTATTCGCTGCTTGAATGCGACTACGAGACAATGGGCGATGCAGTGCGCAATACCTACGATGCAATTCACCAGGTCGAGCTGCTTGGTGAACTATTCGACAAGTCCGAGAAGGAGCGCATCGTAGTAACTGAACTTACCTTCGGGGATAAGACCGTGCTCGCAAAAGGTGCGATGGATATCTGCTGGGATGAGATGAAGATCATCGCTGATGTCAAGACCACAACGGCCAAGAATCTACAAGCCTTCGCCGATGACATGATTAAACACTTCAACCATGTGCAAGCTGTGTGGTACTGCATGCTGATGGGCTGGAATCCACAGAACTTCTACTACATCGGAGTTCCGCCAAAGGTGAAGAAGTCGGGGCAGTTCAAAGACCTCTACCTCTACCGCCACAATGAGCAAGAGCTCGACCATGCCTTCCAGCTAATCGCTAATTTTCTTAATCAATTTGATGGCAATTATGGGAAGTAAAAGACACGGAAGCTTATTCAGCGGCATCGGTGGCTTCGATTTAGCCGCAGAGTGGATGGGATGGGAAAACGTATTTCACTGCGAATGGAACGAGTTTGGCCAGCGCGTTCTGAAACATTATTGGCCTAATGCAATATCTTATGAAGACATCACCAAAACAGATTTCACTATTCACAGAGGACGAATTGACATCCTCACAGGTGGATTCCCCTGCCAGCCCTACTCAATGGCAGGCAAGCGACTTGGAAAAGACGATGAGCGACACCTCTGGCCGGAGATGCTTAGAGCGATTCGAGAAATTCAGCCGCGTTGGGTTGTGGGCGAAAACGTTTTCGGCCTTGTTAATTGGTCAGGAGGGTTGGTATTCAACGAGGTGCAGGCTGACTTGGAAGCTGAAGGGTACGAAGTACAACCGTATGTACTTCCAGCTTGTGCCGTCAACGCACCGCACCGAAGAGACAGAGTTTGGTTTGTTGCTAAAAACACCAAGTGCGATGGATTCTTATTCGGAGAACCTAACCAAGAAGGAGCAGAAATTCGGCAACAGCGGAACGCTTGCACAGGAAGTTCAATCGGGGTTTATTTATCAAAGGGGCTTACTTCCGACCCCCACCGCAATACAACGGGAACATCCGGAGAGAGTACAAGCATTGAAAGAAACAGGAGTAACATCAATGTTCAGCCGAGCGAATGGGGAAGCGAGGCCGAACTCAATAATAGACCATCTTCAGTTTCACGGAATGTTACCCACCCCAACTGCAATGGACTCAACCAATGCAACGGCAACGATGAAGAGCAGCCAAGTGAAGGATGGCTCGATGCACAGCGTGACCCTTTGCCGGGAAATGGCGAT